CCGCCAAGATCGGCGACATGCAGCGCGATCAAGTCCTTCAGCCGGCGGACCCATGCGCTGCGGCCGTCGATGCCTGGCAAGATGGCGCCGTTCGTCATGACCGATCGTTGGCGCTTCGAGCCGGCGATCACGGGCGATCGATCTTGCAACGAGCCCAGCGGGGCCGAATCCAGCATGGCACGTTACCTGCCAGCGTTACCTGATTCTCCAAGTTGCCAATAAGTGCACGGAATAACTGAGGAACACAAGTCAACGGACGTGGTCCCTCACTACGTCGTCGGAGCGTCTAGCGACACCGGACAGCCAATTAAGTGGCTAAACCTTTTTTCCAAGCTCGGCCACGCAAACGCGAGCTAAGTTGTAACCGCTGTAACCGGAGTAACGGGTGTAACCCTACTTCGTACACTTTACCATTTTTTCTATCCCTACCCCCTATCCTGTACCTTTTTATTACGCTTTTTTCCTAAGCAAATAACAGATACCAGTTACACCCGTTACAGCAGTTACAAACATGATGTAGCGAGGGAATTTTGTAACGGGTCGTAACCGGTGTAACGGGTCCGGCGTTGATCGCACGATAGAAGGGACATGCTGAACGGACGTGGCTTGGCCATTTTCTGTCCTCCCGGTTAGGCCGTTTTCCGAACTCACAGATCGATACCGTCACGATCCCGCATCACGATCCTACATTACGCAGTCGAGCGTACCCCTTGGTGACTTTGCCGGCGATCCTGGTAGGCTTTGGGCCATTCCATCCTAGGCGGCGCATGCAGCGACCAAGACGCTTGAAGTCGAGGTCGCGTTGCTTGCTGACATGGATGTTAAGAACGAGGGTTAGGAGATCGGTGGCGGATACGCGCTCCTCATCTCCCTCGACGGTTCCGACAACATCCGCCAGCATATCGTCCCATGGGTCTGATTCTTCCCGCGCCTCCTGTTCGACCCGCGCCGCATTCCACAGGCTATGGTCGAGTACGATCGATGCACCTTCTCGCTCTCGCTGTACGGCCTCCGCCCATAGCTGATCACGATCTCGTCTCAACGCCTCGATGTCGATTGTGGTCGTGCGCACCGGCCAGAACCTCCGATCGGCCGCCTTGAGGTACTCGTCATCGTTGGTCGTCGCGAACAGGATGCAGCGCCGTGGTCGATCGACACGGCTGTGACCATAGGCCGGCCGGGCGCGGTCACAGGTGCGGGAGGCGAACGCCTTGATGTGCTCGACCTCGGTCTTCCGGATGTTCGTAAGATCAGCGATCTCGTACAGCCAGATCCCGGCCAAGAGCTCCTGCTGCTCCTTGTCGCGCGCGCCCAGGATCGTCTGATCGCTGAAATTTTCGGCTCCGGCCATAGTCTCGATCGCCATTGATTTCTGCGTTCCCATCAGTCCTTCGAGCACGACGATCGGATCGAACTTGGTGCCTGGACGCCGGATCCGTCGTACCGCGGCGATCAGCACAAGCCGGCCGAATTCACGATTGAGCTCGGTGTCTTCGGCGCCCAGGTAAGTGATGAGCCAGCATTCGAACCGCGGCTTGCCGTCCCAGGTGAGCGAGTTGAGATAATCGGCCACCGGATCGAATGCATTGCGCACGGCAAGCTGGATAATGGCTTCTTCGGTGGGTCGCACGCCCGGCCCGAACCGGAACGCCTTGAGGATCTTCTCGCCCAGTCGTAGCGCCGTCTCCTTTAGATCCTTGCCGTCACCACTGCTCTCACCAGCAATGATGAAGCGGTCGTGAAAGCTGTCGTAGCGGCAGTCGATACCGAGCGCGCGCAAGGCACGTCGGGTGTTGGTCCGGGTGGGGCGTGGGATTCCTTTGCGATCGACCTTGTCCCAGACCGCAGGCTCGTCCGGTTCGCTGGGTGCGCCTGGTGTTATCCGCCGTTTGGCCTGCCATTTCTCGAATGAGCGCTCGACCTCTTGCCGGAGCCGTCCGGCATATCTCTGCCCGATTCCGTGCGGCCATTTGCTCAGCTCGGTCACGATCTCGTCGACCGACATTCCCTTGCTGCTGAGATGACCGACGACGGAATGGAACAGGGCGCTGGCGTCGGCGCCGTTCGGAGCGCCGTTCTGGATCACGTCGTCGTAGTCGATCTTAGGGCCGGTATTGCTGGGGTCGGTATCGTTGAAGTCGAATCTGCCGTTCCGCGGCGCTTGCGCGTCGAAGTATTCCTGGATCTGTTCGAGCAGGCCGTTCATCTGCCCAAGCTCGTTGCATTCACCGACCTGGACGCCGGTGATGGTGATGTAGCGCTCAGCGTTGCGGTAGATCTCGATCGCGGCCTTCTCTCGGGCACCCTTGACCGGCCACTTGCGGTGCACCCTCTCCCTTCCGCCAGCGCCACCGATGATGCGCAGTCCTTCGCCGCTCGGAGTGCGCTCGACGTAGGCGCCGCCGGCGGCATCGACCCAGAGGCGCGCCCACGCGTCGACCTGGCCGGTCGTAGGATCGAGACAGTGGTCCAGATCCACCGCGTCGAATGGTGTATCGAGTAGCGCGAATCCGATCCCGTCGAAGAAGCCGCCGTTTTGCACAGCGGCGAGCGCAGCCTTGTAGGGAGCCCAGGTCGCCGGGTCGTTGTTCTTCGCCTTCCTGCCGGTCGCCATGTATGGCGGCTTGGTCCAGACGCCTTTCCGCAGCTCCCACTTCCACAGCACCCAGTGGTCGAGGGCGGTGAGCGGCGTCAGCGCGGCCGGCAGGTGGGCGAGATCGCCCTTGATCGTGCTTGGCTTCTTCATCGCCGTCGGCGCCCCAATTTCACCCACAGCATGTGCAGCGATTTTGCCTGCTTCTCCGTGGGCTCCCGGCGCACGCACCAGCGCGTCATATCGTCGATGAATTCACGTTCCCTCGGTGTGAGCCGGTCGTTGTCATGGCTGGCGCAAAAGGTTGCCATCTCCAGGTACGTCGGCCCCTCTGTGCTACCGAATCCCGCTGCTGTGGCGGCGGTATCCTTCCCTTCTTGCACGCCGGCGTCGTAGATCTTTCGCATCTCAGCCTCCGAGAGCTTCCCGCCCTTGATGCGGGCCGCGAGTTCATGGATGTCGGAGCCGGCGTTGGCGAGCATCCGCCTGATCGCATGCGCGGCCGCGACCACCTCGCCCTCCTTGTCGGAGCTGAGAGCGACCTTGAGCAGCTTCTCAATCTTGTCGTTTGTGGTGGTATCGATCACGGCCGCCAACACCTCTCGCGGTGGCCGCACAGGCGGCAGCGCCAATTGTCCGAATCGTCGGTCATGCGCGGCAGCAGCTCGCCGCGCCTGGTCGCCTCGATGATCAGTTGCGCGCGTTGGACGGTGGTGGCGGCGAACTCGCTGTTAAAGGGAACGAGGATGTGCAGTCGGTCGCAGGTATCCGCGTTGGTAGCGGTGAAGATTGCGGGGTGGGAATCGACGCCGAGATGGAGCTGGTAGAGCACGACCTGGGCGGCGTACTGCGGGTACGCCTTCGCTAGGCCATCGCGCTCCAGCGTCCTCCACCCCTTAGCGTTGATCGCCTTGTGCTCCCACAGGCACGGGTAGGCGACACCGGGAACATCGGGGCCGGAGAAGAAGATCCCGTCGGCGTGGCCGTGCAGCCAGCCGTCAAGCGCCTCGAATTCAAGCCGATCGTTGCCGGCGAATCGGAAGCCGGCGCTCCTGAAGTGCTGCCGGCTCTGCTCCTCGAAAAAGTGCCCGCGCGCGAAGATGTCGCGGATGCGCCTCTCGTGCACCGGATCGCACAACCAGTCATACTGCACCTTGCGCAGGCACGGATGTCCGACCGCGGAGGCGCCGAGGTAGCCGCGCGTACTTTCGCTGGTGACGCGCGCGCCGGCGTCTAGCACCGCGTTGATCGCGATGTTGACCGGCTCGGCGGACGCCTCGATGCGGTTGAAGTCGATGAGCATGGCACGTCACGAGTCGAGCTTCAGCTCCCTGTCGAGGGCTGGGATCGGGTCGTTCCAGGGGATCTCTTCCGTCGTCGGCCCCGTTGGCGGCTGTCTGGTGATCTGATGTTCGCCGAGGTCGCGGGCCAGCATGGCCTTTTGGATCAGCGTGTAGGCGTCGCCGAGGAAGGCGATCATCTCGTCGCGCGAGAGCTCAGCCAGGGACGCGTTCCAGTCGACCTTTGCGTCGGCGAGCTCCGGCAGGACGGTCGCGATGGCGCCGGCGTCCCAGGGATCAGGATCCAGGCCGGTCTGCTGGAGCTGCTTCTCGGTCTGGAGCCCGTTGCTGGTCGCCTGGCTCGCCCTCTCCCTGGTCCACCCGAACAGGATCGCGCTGACGATCCATCCCCACTCCACATCGGAGAGACGTCCGATCGGTCTCATCGGCAGCACCGCACCACCGGTGACGACAGTGCGGGCGCCTTTGATGGCCTCGGCAGTTGCCTGCCGTAACCAGACGTCTTCGATTCCGCTCGGCGTGGGGAGACGAAGGACTCGCTTACGCCGGCTCATTGCGCCCACACCGGCTTGACGATGGCCTTGGAGTCGGTCTTGGCGCTTATCGAATCCAAGGGCGCGAGTGGCTGCTCAACCTGCTTGATCGCCTGCCATTCCTTCATGCCCGGCGTGATCACAAGCTGGATGATGTTCTTGGCCTTGTAGTCGCCCTTCGCCGGCTCGACGCCGACCTTCAACATGAAGCGGATCCCGTCGAAGTGGCGTAGATCAGAGAAACGGGCGCGCTCCTTCTTCGTCGCCTCGGACATATCCTTCGGCTTGAGTCCGAGCGCGCTATCGATGATTGCCTTTAGCGTGCCCAGATTGGTGTGAGCCATATCCGCGTGACCGTCCGTCGTGCCGGACAGCAGCAGCCACGGGAACAATTTATGCTTGGCGTACTTTCCCTCGACGACGGTCAGCTCGCAGGCGAGCCCCTCACAGCCCTTGTCCGAGTGGGTGAGAAGGCCGTCCTCACCGGCATCGCCGGGCTTGATCCGCATCTGCACGACGACGATCTCGCCCTTGGGGATAACATCGAACTCGCGCTGGTCAGGCGCGGTATTAAAGTCAAATGCCTCCGTCATCGGAGCCTCCTGTCTGCTTGGATTCGGCGGCTGGGGATTCGACGAGGTCGCCGCCGGACCTCGTTAGCTTCGTGAACAGTTTCCCGAGATGCGGCTCCTCGATCTGGTCGAGGCGGCCGCTCCTGTCTTTTGCCGGGTACTGCCAGGGATTGGGCGAGGTACAGATGAAGGAGCGCGCCAGCTTGTCGTCGCCGAAGTTCACCCAGTGCATGGTGACGATCTGGTCGACGATGGCCGGCAGCTCGCGCGAGACGCGGGCGCCCTCCATCTGCAGGCGGTGCTCGGTCCTGTTGAAGTCGTCGGTAACGGTTTCGAGGATTCCGATCAGTACGATGTTGAGCGCCCGCGCCTGCTGTAGGTGAAGCAGCCAGGCGCACAGTTCACGCGCGTGGAGCCCGTAGGCGCCGCGCAGATCACGCTTGCCGGATCGTTCCGAGAAAGCTTCCGGCTGTCGCGATGCCCAGTCGAAGGACAGGTGACCACCTGGCAACCGCGGCCTCGAAGTGCTTCTCACCGTAGACGGCATCGACCGGCACGGCGGGGTTGGCGCCAGCCAGGTAGACGGCAAGGTCACGACATTCAGGCCACGTTCGCGGGCGCACGGTATCGATTGCGAGATCCTGTACCGCGAGATCGCCGGCCTCCACGTCGGCAAAGAGCGTTGTCGCCGGATCGAGCGTGAGCAAGAGCGATGTCTTGCCCACGCCGGTGGGACCCACGAGAAGCGTCTTCGCTCCGCGCGGCGCTGTGTTATGCGCGGCGGCTGGAATGATTTTGGTCATGTGACGCCCCGCTCGGCGAGATGTGAGACGAGGAAAGGTGTGTGGTCGGTCATGCTCGGTCGATCCGTTTGATTTCGGGGTTGCCGCACCAGTCGCGCCGCCAGACGAACCACGCGAAACACATGCTGTTGCTCGCGCGATTCCCGGTCCAATTGTGCCGGTGCATCATGGGCAGGCGCCTGCGGAAGACGAGGACGTGGGCGAGCTGTCCACCCTCCAGGATGTCTGCGCGGCTTGCGGATTCCAGGAACGCGAGCCGCAATAGCATGGCGGTAAATGGCACCAGCGTCAGCGCGTGGCGCACGAATTGCGGTGCGAGCTTGTAAGGCGGATTGCAGACGATGGCCTCACAGCGAGCCGGTGCCTGCTGTTCAAGCAGAAAGTCCACACCATAATAGCTGGGAGCCGTGATCGGGATTCCGTAATCCGCGATATCCGTGGCAACGACTTCATGACCGGCAGCACGCAGCTCAGCGGTGATGTTGCCAGTGCCGCAGGCCGGGTCCCAGGCAAAGTGCGGCACTGGCTCGGCCTGCAGCAGGGCGCGGGTGGCTCCCGGCGTCGTCGGATAGCAATCGTTCCCGCGCTCGGCGTAGCTATGACGACCAGACTGTGTGCTGTGGTCGAGCATGACGTTCACTCCCGCACCACCTCGACGCAGCGCAGACCAAACTTGCGCAGCAGCAGTTTCAGCGCCTGTCGCAAACGACGAACGCCATTGTTTTCATCAGGATTGAGGACGCGCAGGCGTAGCCGATAAATCACGGGAGGTTTGCTGGCGGAAGTCATGACGCAAACCTTTTGATCAGGCCGCGGCGAATACGCTGCTCTTGGAGCAACACGCGATTGAGCACCTGCCGATCAACACGATCCTCAATGGCAGTACGCAGGATATTGGCGAGAACGTCAGGCGGGAGGGCTTCGGCTTGGCACGTCTGGCTGCTGAAGACGCGGTCATCGCCCCCCTTGGGCGGCGCGGTTTTCAAGCGAAAGCGCCGGAACTGTTCCGGTGTCACGGCCAGCCGGGTGAAGGTGGCATTGCCCCCTAGCTCGCGAGTGAAAGCCTCGACGTCTTCAAGGAACGCCAGGAACATCGAGACGCCGGATGGATCATGGTCGCCGATATGCAGCACTACGGTCGGGCGACAGTGGCCGGTGAGTGCGGCGGCGAACTTGTGTTTATCGGTCAGGCTGTCGAAGCCGCCGCCGCTCATCACTGTCACGCCGAAGGGATCGGCGACGCGGGCTAGTTGCGGCACCATGCCGCCGGCCTCGCAGATCACGACCAGCCGTATCGGTTGGCCAGCGCTGTGATCGAGCGTGAACTTCTCCGCCATGACGCGGACGGTCACCATGAACTGCTCGGCGCTCTTCCAACCACGGGGCTCAAGGATAGTGCCGCCATCATCGCGGATGACGTCCATCGAGATGATGCGGGCGCGACGGGCGCGATTGAGATGCTCGACCAGCCGCTGATAGGCGCGCTCGGTCTTCTCGTATTCATGAGCCCCGACGAGGCGATAGAAAATCTGCCGGATGGTCAGCGGGAGATAATCGATATATTCGTCAATGACGCCCTTTACCTGATCGAGGAGTACGAGCGTGGCCTTTTCTGGCGACCACGGCGCGAAACCGCGTACGCGGGTACGAATGCGCTGAGCGCCGCCGAGCAGGTGCACGGCCTGCCGTGTCGCGTCAGACGGGGCCGTTCCTCTCAGCAGTTTGGGCGTCGCGGTCATTGTTTGTCTGCTGCTGCGAGTGTGTGGCGGTTGGCACCGGTGAACGGATGCATCCTTAGACGAGCGGCCGCACAGCGCCTTTCCGTTGTTCGATCCCGCCACCAACCGTCATGTGTCCTGCTCGTCCGTTTTCAGTTACGCTTGATCTCAGGAGGGCACTCGCCCTCGATCTCTTCCCAGATCTGCGCCCAATACGGATGGGTCCTATCCAGCGTCCACCTAACTTCGCCGTCCTCTGAACGGAAACCGCTATCGACGACCGCGCCGATTGCGATGAGGTGCCTGAGCGCCTCCTTGATGTCAGCTTCAGTCGCGTCGTGAGCGAAGTCGTCCGCCTCTTTCGCCGCAGTCTTCACTTTGTTGCTCATTGTCATTGCCCTTGTGAAAAGTCCCGCCATCGCTGGGGAGCGACGACGGGCTGTTCAAGTCACTTGGCCGCTTCAACCAACACGTCGAAAATTGCGTCCGTGCCGCAAGTGCGGACGAATGCAACACGATCAGCGTAATTGGCGGAGCGGTACGCCGAGATCAGATCGGCCGTGCGCCGAGCTTGCTGGGCGGCTTCCAACAGCGGCTCGTAACCGGCGAGCACGCGACGGAGCAATGTCTCGTTCTCGGCTTTGAGCAGGACGGTCGCGGCCTTAACGTAGATGCCGTTGCTACCGCAGGCTTCCGCCGCCTTGGCGAGGCTTGTGATTGCCCCGGTGGAGTAGAGTTTGGCCGCAGTGAGGGCTCGCAAGACAGCGGCACGTTGGCCATTGCGAAATTGGCGCCGTGGAGATTGACGCGCCAATCGCGGGCGTGGGGGTAGGATTGGCCACTTTACGCCGTGGCTGGCGTCGCTATATAAGGAGCTCATCTAGCTCACTCCTCAGGTTTGCAAGCGGTGGGGTGTTCCAGACCCCACCGCCGACTTCCGGGTGGCGCCCGGACGCGCACTCCGTGTTCACACCACGGAATTCATCTCAGGCGGCGGCCTCCATACGTGTACGTTTGAACTGGCGCATCGCTGCCCGATCCCGATATTTTCGTTTCCCGATCCAAACCGGCGGTGGCAGCCCAATGGACGGGTCTGCATCCCAGCGTCCCAAAGTTTTCGGATCGACCCCGATGTAGTCGGCAGCGTCGACCTCGCGCATGAGCCCGGCGTCTTCCTCGTTGTCGCTCTCGCCCTCGGCGGCCACAGCCACCGCAACTTCGAGCTTGCGGGTAAGCGCCTTCTCGCTGGCACGCACACGGTCGAGCGCAGCTTGCGCGGCCTCGACAATCAAATCGAACTGGGCACCCACCGTCTTCGTCACGGTGATCGCCTCCTGCAGCGTGATCATCGACTCGGGAACGATGATCTGAGTATTCGAACGACGCGACAGGTCGTTCGCGCGCGCACGGTCGCTCACGCGTTATCTCCTTGTCCGATTGTTTGGACAGCCGTTACTTAGCAGACTTTCAGGGGAATTCGATTAGGTCACCGTCCGGACCTGGAAAATCGGTCAGCGCGATTTTTCCTGTTGTTCCTCCACGCATCGACGACCTGGTCAACGCTCTTAAGCGGCCTGCCGGCCGGATAGCTAAGCAATTCCTGTTTAATGTCGTCTCGCGTCGGATGTTCGCCCGTGAGGTCGGGTATCAGAGCCGCAATCGACCGATAGATTCCCTCTTTCAGCCCCTTCACGGGTTTCCCGGGCAACGTTTGGAGTAGCAGCCCCTGAAGCAGATGGGCGATGTCGCGCCAATCCGATATCGGCGTGCCGATTGCTACTCGTGAGACCATCGGCAGCCCGAGCTTGCAAGCAACTCGTGCGGCAGCGATGAGCGAGTCAAAGGCGGCGAGCTGGGTGCATGGGTCGGGGTGCGGCACCTGCACCAGCCGTGCTCGCCGAAAGGCTTCCCGAAGGGAAAGCGGCAAGTTTTCATCTAACTGAGATGCAAGTTTCACTTCCGCGACGTATCGCTCACGCTGCTGGGAGTAATCCTCAACGAGTACTCGAATTGCCTCTTTGACCTGCCTGCTTCCGTCGATCTCGCGCGGCAATGGTTCCCGCCAGAGGCGTATCAATGTGCTCCACCCGTTGAGCATGTCCGCAAGCTGTTTAAGTTTGTGTACGTTGGGCAGGGTCGCACGCTCACCAAGCTTGTTGCGCAGCACCTCGCGCAGCCGTTCAGAGGTGAATTGAGGCCCATCAGCCTGGCTGGTCCTTGCGGGCGCCACGGCCGTTCACGCCCGCCGCTCGCCGAGCTCGACGACGTTGTCCTGCGGATGGACGACGCGCTCAACCAGCGCGGCCAGGCTCTGGTAAGCGGCGAGGATCTCCGGCTCGTAGGCGTGCTGGTCGTAGGCCGCACGCACGCCGCCGATGACGTGGCCCAGGGCGCGCTCGGCATGGTCGAGCGGCACCTTCGCCCTGCTCATCAGCGAACGGGCGGTACGGCGAAGATCGTGCAGGGTCCAGCCCGTCACCCCACACGCCTTGTCGAACGCTTTCTTGCGGGCGGCGAAGCTCTTGTGCAGCGGCCTCCCCTCGGTGGCGTGGAACACGAGCTCGGAATCCGCACGGGGCAACCCGGCCAGGACGGCCAGCGCTGCGCGGCTCAGCGGCCGGCAAAGCGTCTCTTTGGTCTTGTTGCGCGCCGCCGGCAGGGTCCACTTCCCGTCGCGGGAGAGCTCCGACCAGGGCATCATCGCGGCCTCGTTCCTGCGCGCGGATGTCAACAACAAGAATCTGATGAACGCGCCGAATAGGCCGTTCGCCTCGGCCGCTACCATCACCTTGACGAGCTCCTCGTCAGAGAGGATTCGCTTGCGGGCACGCTCCTTCGGCTTGAGCAGCCTGATCCCCTTGACCAGCGGGCAGATGTAGTCGTCCGACCGCAGCGAATGCTCGATCATGACCTGGCGCACGTCGGCACTGACTTTGTCGTGCATGCGGAATCCCTGGTTGAGCGCAATGCCGTCCAGCACGCGCACCACGTCACTCTTGCGGATCTCAGCAATCGGGCGGTCGCCCAGCTCAGGGAATACAAGGCGCTCGAGCTCGTGCAGCGAGCGCCGGGCGCTGCGCACGCCCGCCTTGGCCTTCAGGTGCCAGTGCTTGGTCGCAACCTCCGCGAAGGTGTCGCCGGCCGCTGCTGGCCCAGGTGCGGGCTTGGGCTTGGGATCGACACCCTTGGTCAGCAGTGCGCGCGCCGCTGCAACCTGCTTGCGCGCGTCGGCAAGCGAGAGCGCCGGCCAGGTGCCCAATACGTCACGCCGAGTCTTGCCGGCGAACCTGTAACGGTGCGCGAAGCCCTTGCCCCCGGTAGGCTGTACCGCGAGGTAGAGACCAGGACAGCCACGGTCGGCGAGCTCATCCCGCACCAAGATTCCGTCGAGCAACTTCGGCCGCGCGTTCCTGACGGCGACGTCGGTGAGGAGCTTGGTCTTGCGCATTATCGGTTACCCCCCTGTCTCGGCTCTAGGTTACCCAGGTAACCGCATAGCCATGTCTGCGCTTGTCCGCATTGAGAGAGGGCATAGCTGGACAACGACGGCAAATCAAGGATAAGTTGTGCTGGACAAGCTCGGACAGCCGAGGATAAGCGAGCTGAAAAATGCTCCGGGATGTATTCGCAGGCCACGTGCAGATGATGTTTGCGACTGCTTCGTCCGTGGTGTCCCACATCAGGGAAGGCCGCCTGCGGCCGCTCGCGGTCACGACGCTCAGG